TAATCTAAAGAAAAAACTCTGGGAGCAGATCCTTACCGCTGCAGAAGATTTAGGAGACCCTACAGATTCTGATAATGGCTGGGATATTTGCTTTAAGCGTGTAAAGACTGGCCCTCTGCCTTATAATGTAGAGTACCAGCTTCAGGCTCTAAAATGTAAGCCAAGGGCATTGGATTCAGACGAGCTGTCTGCTATCGAAAGTCTTAAGTCTATGGACGAAGTTATGCCTCGTCCAACTCCAGACGCTCAGAAAGAGCTTCTGGATAGGCTGAGAAATGCGCCTAGCAAAGAAGATACTGATAACGAAACCCTAGAAGAAGAGTTCAATATTGGATGATATTATTTACAGCAGACTGGCACATCAAACTGGGACAGAAAAATGTCCCAGCTTCTTGGGCATTAAATAGATATAATCTTTTATTTGAAAAAATACGAGAGCTAGAAAAGTCTTGCATTATGCACATCATTGGAGGCGACCTGTTTGACAGGTTGCCTACCATGGAAGAGTTAGAATTATATTTTTCTTTTGTTCGTGGAGTAAGTTGTCCTACCATCATATATGATGGCAATCATGAAGCTACTAAAAAAGGTAGGACTTTTTTCAGCCAATTAAAAAGAGCCACAAAAGATATAAACCCTCTAGTACGAGTTATAGATAATAGCTATGTTGACGAGGATTTAAATTTTTCTATCCTTCCTTATCGTGAACTTCACGCAAAAAATAGTATAGAAGCCTTTGATAGCTCTATGCCTATATTTACTCATGTTAGAGGTGAAATACCTCCGCATGTTAAGCCTGAGGTAGACTTAGACCGTTTTGAAGATTTCCCAGTAGTTTTCTCTGGGGATTTGCACGCACATTCGAATACTCAAAGAAACATAGTATACCCAGGAAGTCCTGTTACTACATCTTTTCATAGAAATCATGTTGATACAGGATACTTGCTGATAAATGAAGATAATTGGACTTGGTTGTGGGAAAAATTTGAACTTCCACAGTTAATTAGAAAAACTGTAACGTCTGCAGATGATATGATAGGTACGGAATACGACCATACTATATATGAGCTAGAAGGAGATATTCAAGCTCTTGCAGCAGTTAAAAGTTCAGAGCTTCTCGACAAGAAAGTTGTACGTCGAAATTCAGAAGTAAATCTAATCATGTCTCCAGAAATGAGTATTCAAGACGAGCTTTCGGAATATCTTTTATATGTTCTAGGAATAAAAGAAGACAATTTACAATCAATTTTAGGTACTTATAATGATTACGCTCAAAAAGCTAAAGTGGAGTAACTGTTTTAGTTATGGTGCTGATAATGAATTAGACCTTGATGACGCTACTCTAACTCAAATTATTGGTACTAATGGCCGAGGAAAGTCTTCGATACCATTGATAATTGAAGAAGCTCTTTTTAATAAGAATTCAAAAGGAATTAAAAAAGCTGACATACCGAATCGGTATGTGAATAGTGGTTATGATATTTATCTTTGTTTTACAAAAGATGAAGATTTGTATGAAATAACCATCAATAGAAAGAATAATATAAAAGTAAAGTTAGAAAAGAATAAAGAGGACATTTCTAGCCATACTGCTACGAATACTTATAAAAGTATTCAGGAAATTCTTGAAACAGATTTTAAAACTTTTTCACAGTTAGTCTATCAGCATCCAAATAGTAGTCTTCAATTTTTGACAGCTACAGATACTAATAGAAAGAAGTTTCTAATTGACTTATTAAACCTGGAAGAATATGTGCAGCTTTTTGAGATATTCAAAGAAGCTGCAAGACTTTCTGCAAATAAAAAAGCAGGGGTAGACTCTCAAATAGCAACGATTGAAAAATGGTTGGAAAATAATAAACTGAAAGATACTACCATACTTCCTATGTTAGATATTCAAATTGACACGGAAAAAGAAGAGAAAGAATTGCGTCATCTTACGGTAGAACTTGAAAATATTTCAGAAAAAAATAAAATTATTTCAAAAAATAATAAATATATTGAAATATTGAAGTCTATAAATATAGATGAGGCTAATAATATTACTGCAGTAAAGATAGAATCTTATGATTCTTTGCAGAGACAGGAAGGTGAATTAAAAAGCACCATTACAGCAGCTAAAGCATTATTAGCAAAACTTAATAAGCTAGGCGACCACTGTCCTACCTGTGAGCAGGACATACAGCGAGAGTTCAAAGAAGAGCTAATAACTAAAGAGATTACTAGAGCAGAAGAAGCTACTCTAAGGATAAAAGATGAAATTCAGCCAGAAATTGAAAGAATTAAAGATAACAATAGAGACTATGAAAGAAAACGTAGTATCCAGCAGGATTGGCAAGATTTGTATAAGTCTATTGATGATAGCTTACCGACATCTTTGTTGGACAGGGCTGAGCTTGATGAAAGGATTTCAAGAGTTCGTGACCTGTTACAAGATAAAAAATCAAAACTGGAAGGCATCTCAACAGAAAACCAAGAGAGAGCCACAAGAAACACCAGAATCCAAGTAATTATAGAGCAGACAGATAAGTTTTTAGAAGATTTAGAATCTGCAAAACAAGCATTACAGGATGAAGAGGCTTCAAGTATTGATTTAGAAATACTAAAAAAGGCCTTTAGTACAAACGGGCTTATAGCATATAAGATAGAAAATCTAGTAAAAGAACTAGAAAATTTAGTAAATAAGTATTTGGCAGAGCTATCGGATGGTAGATTCACGTTACAGTTTATAGTATTAAATGATAAGCTTAACGTGCAAATTACCGATAACGCTACCATAGTTGATATTTTAGCGTTATCTTCAGGAGAGCTTGCCAGAGTAAATACAGCTACATTGTTAGCTATTCGTAAACTTATGAGTAGCATTTCAAAGTCTAGATTAAATATATTATTTCTTGATGAGGTAACGTATGTTTTAGACCAAGAAGGTAAAGAAAAGTTAGTAGAAGTATTACTTCGAGAAGATAGTCTAAATACTTATATAATTAGTCACGGATGGACACATCCATTGCTAGAAAAAATAGAAATAGCAAAAGAAAATAATGTAAGTTATTTAGAGAGGTAAATAAATGGTAGATTCTAGAGCAAAAGGAGCTCGTGGAGAGTATCTTGTGCGAGATATGCTTAGAGACTTTACAGGTCTAAAATTCGAGAGAGTCCCCATGTCGGGGGCTCTTGAGTATCTAAAGGGTGATTTATATGTGCCTAATAAAGAAAATAGATTCTGTATTGAGGTTAAGAATTACTCCGAGTCCCCCTTAACAGATAAAGTTTTCACACAGGAAAAGACAAATAATCTTATACGATGGTGGATAAAAATAAAAGAGCAGGCAAGGCAAGGTAACCAAGAGCCTCTTTTATTCTTTAAATACAATAGGTCTAAGGTATTTGTTGTTACAGAAATTATTCCGGAGAAAACAGAAAAATATTTCTTTATTTCTTGGCTAAAATCCTATATAATGTTAGCTGAAGAATGGATAGAGAAAGAAAAAATAGATTTTATAAACTAAGGCAGTATAATTATGACTTTTAATTTTTCAGATAAATTAATAGACTCAGATAACGGAGCTACACTAATAGTGGATGCTCTTAATCTAGCCTTTCGATGGAAGCATCAAGGAAGGACAGATTTTTGTAGCGATTATATTCGTGTAGTACAATCCCTTGCAAGATCATATGATTGTGGTAGAATTATTATTACTACAGATGGAGGGTCTTCTTCATATAGAAGGGAGATAGACCCTGAGTATAAACAAAATCGTAAAGATAAGTATGCGCAACAGTCTCAAGCCGAAAAGGATGCTTTCGAGCAATTCTTCTTAGAGTTTGAGCGAACTTTAGACCAGTTAGCAGAAGACTATGTAGTTCTCAAGTATTCTGGAGTAGAGGCTGACGATATTGCAGCACATCTAGTAAAGCATAAAGAAAAGTATGAGTTAGATAAAGTTTGGCTGATTTCAAGTGACCGAGACTGGGACTTACTTATAGGCGAAAATGTTAGTAGGTTTTCATATGTAACGAGGAAGGAAGTTACTCATGATACCTGGAAAGATCACTATGATGTAACACAAGACGAATATATCTCTATGAAGTGTTTGACTGGCGATAAGGGAGACAATGTTCCTGGTATTTCAGGGATTGGCCCGAAGAGAGCCACTGACTTGATTAGGGACTATGGTAGTGCTATGGATATTTATGATGCACTTCCTATAGACGGTAAGTATAAATTTATACAAGAACTTAATTCGAGCGATGATAGACTACTTGTCAATTATCAGCTTATGGACTTAATAACATATTGCGATGAAGCGATAGGGCCAGAGAATCTGGTAGATATAGAAAGGAGAATGCTGAGTGAAGTTGAACTATAAGCGGGATAAGTACTTATCCGAGTTCGGTATTAAAACACTTCAAGACAGGTATATGATTGAAGGGGAAAATTCCCCTCAAGACGCATTTGCAAGAGCAGCGAAAGCCTTTGCAGACGATGATGCCCATGCCCAAAGGTTGTATGACTATGCTAGTAAGCTGTGGTTTATGTTCTCTACTCCGATATTGAGTAATGGGGGAACTAAAAGAGGGCTACCAATTAGCTGTTTTCTTAACTATGTTGAGGATAGTAGACATGGTCTTACAAATCATTATACTGAAAACGCTTTTCTATCCTCTGTAGGTGGAGGTATAGGAGGATGTTGGAACGGGGTCAGGAGTGTAGGCTCGAAAACGAGCAATGGCTCCGAATCTACAGGAGTAGTACCATTTCTAAAAGTAGTAGACGCAGAAATGCTAGCATTTTCACAGGGTGTAACCAGACGAGGTAGTTATGCAGCTTATTTGGACATGTCTCATCCAGAGATTGAAGAGTTTCTCGATATTCGTAAACCAACAGGAGGTGATATTAATAGAAAGTCTATTAATTTGCATCATGGTATTGTGGTCTCTGATAAATTTATGAAATTAATCGAAGGTGCTACGCTTTCGGAAGGTTTTGATGATAGCTGGGACTTAGTTGACCCCCATTCTGGACAAGTAGTAAAAACTATATCAGCAAAAACACTTTGGGTAAAACTTATTCAAAATCGTGTTGAAACTGGAGAACCTTATGTAATGTTTGGAGATACTGTGAATGAGAGCGTTCCAGAGTATCAAAAAAATATGGGACTTTCAGTACACCACTCCAATCTTTGCTCAGAGATTACACTTCCTACAAGCAAGGACAGAACAGCAGTTTGCTGCCTTTCAAGTGTAAATCTGGAAGAGTATGACTCTTGGAAAGACGATGATATGTTTATTCCAGATCTTATAAGAATGTTAGATAATGTACTTACTCATTTTATACAAAACGCTCCGAGTGAGCTAGAAAGAGCAAGATTCAGCGCGCACATGGAAAGAAGCCTCGGCCTTGGAGCTATGGGATTTCACGCATATTTGCAGAGACATAATATAGCTTTTGAAAGCGTATCTGCGAAGATGGCAAATATGCGAATGTTTAGAGGAATAAAAAATGAAGCAGTTAAAGCTACTCACGCTCTTGCAGTGGAGCGTGGAGAATGCCCTGACGGTGTTGGCTATGGTGTGCGTAACGCTCACTTATTGGCTATTGCTCCTAATGCTAGCAGTAGTATTATTTGTGGCAACACTAGTCCAAGCATTGAACCTTATCGAGCTAATGCGTTTGTACAAAAAACTAAG